AAATCCTGCTTTATTATATAACATACCAAACAGAGAACAATATTTCTATGCGACAGTACCAACATGGGACGGTAAAAGATTAGGGGCTGACGTATACAAAATACCTCAACCAATACCTGTCGACATCACATATCAAGTAAAGATTGTGTGTAATAGAATGAGGGAATTAAATAAGTTCAATCAAGTTGTTCTTGGAAAATTTGCGTCAAGACAGGCGTATACAGTTATTAAAGGACACTACATTCCTATCATATGGAACAACATTAGTGATGAATCTGTAATGGATTTGGACAAAAGAAAATACTACGTTCAAAGTTACGAATTTATAATGCTTGGATTCTTAATTGATGAAGAAGAATTCACTGTAAGTCCTGCGGTAAATAGATTTATACAAATTTTCGAAACAGATGGAAAAATTATAACTAAAAAAACTAAAGGACCTAACGAACCTGTTGAACAAACTAATATAGAATTGTTTTTTCCGTCAGGAACAACTGAAGTTAGTAAAACATTTAATTTATCGGATAATTTATCATTACTCAATACTACAAATGTAACTTCGTTTGATGTTTATATCAATAATGATTTTTACGGTTCAGATTTAACCACGTTAGAAATAAGCACAAATGATGCGTTGAAAATTATTGTGACAAAAAATGATAATACTTTAGAATCTATTATCAGTTTCGAGGCGTTTAACAATAGTTAATTTTCCCCGTAAATGTCTTTCTTGTCAACACACTTTTCACGAATTAAAGTTTCTAAAAAACGATAAATTTTTATCCCTCTTTTTTCACAATACTTCTTTAAGATGTCGTGAACTTCTTTAGAAATCTTTAAATTTTTTACTTCCGAGTCTTTAGAATCCATAAGATAAAAAAGGCAGAAAATAATCTACCCAATTTATAAATATTTTGTAAAGAGTAAAGTTTTTGGTTTTTTTTATAATATTTATTGAGAAAATAATAAATCTAAAAAAACTCAAAAAAAATGGCAAACACTAAAGTTTTCGTTTCTCCTGGGGTTTACACATCTGAAGTTGATTTATCTTTCGTTGCTTCTAGTGTTGGTGTGACTACATTGGGTATTGTTGGTGAGACACTAAAAGGTCCGGCCTTCGAACCAATCTTCATATCAAACTACGACGAATTTCAAACAATTTTTGGTGGTACATCTCCAGAAAAATTTGTGAACACACAAATCCCTAAATATGAGGCGAGTTACATCGCTAAGGCATATTTACAACAATCAAATCAATTATTCGTATCAAGAATTCTTGGTTTATCAGGTTATGATGCGGGTCCATCATGGTCAATTAAAACAATTGCAAACGTTGACCCGGCAACAATCGCGATTACCAATAATAACGAATCAACTAGCGTTAATTTTAGTGCGGTAACAGCATCTACCCCTTATACAATAACTATAGAGGAGTCGGCACTACCAAGTCAAATTATTCCTTTTTTGGATAATAACTACACAAAGGCTGATGGTTCTACATCAACAATTAGACAAGATTTGGTTGAATTAATTACTACCTTAGTTGTCGATGGTTTTGTTGATGGTATTGTAGGTGGCGGTGGTCCAAATAGTACAGAAGTTTATTATTGGGGAAGTACACTAAGTTCAGTATATAATGACATCTTCAACGGTACATATGTGGATACTAATGCCTCACCGATGACTGCGGAAACAAATGTATTCAGTGTTGAAAATGTTTCATTTTCGGCAAATACATTACCAAATTCTACTAATGATACTTGGTATTATTCTTTATTTAATAATACAAATGGCACCTATCTTGGGTATTCATTCTTCGCTTATTTAAATAACGTAGGAGGAATTATACTGGGTGCTGGAACTGAGGGTTCTCCTTCACAAGGCGCACTTGTTGTAGGATATACTGAATTTTCAGGTTCATCATTTAGTGATTATGACAACCTTGTTGTTGCAACTTTAAGGTCAAGAGGTTTGGCAACATATGTTGGTGACAATGGACCTGTTTACGAAGTTACCGGAACTTCTCAAGTTGAAATGGTTTGTTCAGGTAATTATTCAGGTGTAACGTCTAACCCGTTCTCAACTTTCAAAATTACAGGTACGACAAGAAATAACACGACTTTTGATTTTGAAACATCTTTAAGTACATCATCAACTAATAATTTATCTAAAGTTTTTGGTGTAAGTAATTTTGATAAACCAAAATCTGAAGTTCCTTTATTCGTAGAAGAAGAATATTCTAACCTTCTTTATTACTCATATAATAAAGGATATATTAGAGGTTTAAGTTGTGATTTAATTGAGTTGGATTCAGCAAGGAGTGGTGGTACAATATCAATTGGAAATTACTTAGAAAAATATCAAACACCTGAGACACCTTGGATTGTTTCTGAAGTTCGTGGTAATACAGTATATAGACTATTTAAGATTTACACAATTTCAGACGGTAATTCGGCAAATAGAGAAGTTAAAATTTCTTTGGCTAATATGTCATATGTAAATAACACTTTCGACGTTCTTGTTAGAGATTTTTACGATACTGACCAAAATCCAGTGGTAATTGAAAAGTACTCTCAATGTTCTATGAACCCTAGTTTGAACAATTATGTTGCAAAGAAGATAGGTTCAAGTAACGGAGAATACGCATTGCTTTCTAAATTCATAATGGTAGAAACTAATTCAGACGCTCCTGTAGACGCATTACCATGTGGATTTGAAGGTTACATAACAAGAGAATATAGTGGTGCTACTTATACAAAATCACCTTATTTGGTTTATAAAACAAAATATAATATTCCTGGTGAAACTATTTTTGAACCACCATTTAATACTCCAGTTGGTGCCGGTTACTCATTAACAACTAACGGAGATAATATCAGAAGAACTTACTTAGGTATTTCTGACAAAGTGGGTATCGACTCAACTTTCTTGGATTATAAAGGTTCCATAAACGGTGGTTCACTTTGCGATACTGAAGAATTCACAAATTGGAACTATAAAACAAGAGGATTCCACATGGATTCAGAAGCGGCTTCAATCTTGATTTCATCTGAATTCGTAACAAGTGGTACCCCTGAGTTCTTTGTTGGTGATGCGACATTCCAATCTGAACCAACCGACCAAGAAAATCCATACTATAAAACTTTTGCAAGAAAGTTCACTGTAGCACCTGCGGGTGGATTTGACGGATGGGATATTTATCGTGAATCAAGAACCAATACTGATAGATTTATACTTGGTGGTACTGGTTACAAAAAAGGAGCGTGTCAGACCTTAAGATATCCAAACGCAACAGGTCAAGGCATGTTCAAGACAATTACTATTGACCAAAATACTGTGGATTTTGCAAATACAGACTACTACGCTTATTTGTTAGGTATGAAAACTATGGCAAATCCTGAGGCGGTTAATATTAACGTATTTGTTACACCAGGTATTGATTATAAAAATAACCTTTTATTAGTTAACGCAGCGATTGAGGTTGCAGAAATTGATAGAGCGGATTCGATTTACATCACAACAACACCTGACTTTGATATGTTTGTTCCGACGGCTTCTAGTACAGAAGATGCTATCTTCCCACAGACTGCGGTTGATAACTTAGTTGATTCAGGAATTGATTCAAACTATACGGCAACTTACTATCCTTGGATTTTAACAAGAGATACGGTTAATAATACTCAACTTTATATTCCACCAACTGCGGAAGTTACAAGAAACTTAGCACTTACCGACAACATCGCTTTCCCTTGGTTCGCAACTGCGGGTTACACAAGAGGTCTTGTTAACGGTGTTAAAGCGAGAAGAAAACTTTCTCAAGAAGACAGAGATGTTCTTTACGAAGGAAGAATCAATCCAATTGCAACTTTCTCTGATGTTGGAACAGTAATTTGGGGTAATAAAACTTTACAAATCGCTCAATCGGCACTTGATAGAATCAACGTAAGAAGATTGTTATTACAAGCACGTAAGTTGATTTCAGCGGTTTCTGTAAGATTACTATTCGAACAAAACGACGATATCGTAAGACAACAATTCTTGGATGCTGTTAATCCAATCTTGGATTCAATCAGAAGAGACAGAGGTCTTTATGATTTCAGAGTAACTGTTAGAAATACACCTGAAGACTTGGATAATAATAGACTTATTGGTTCAATTTACATCAAACCTACAAGAGCGTTAGAATTTATTGACATAACATTCTACATCACTCCAACAGGGGCTTCATTTGAAAACATCTAATATATGAATAAGAATAATAAAAAAAATACAACTCAAATAAAAGAGTCCAAACCGAAACAAATAGTTATAAGTGAGGCTCAATTAGAGAGGTTGATTCAAAAATTGTCAAAATGATTAAAAAAGGGATATATAAAAGACCGGCTTCCGTATCCGAAGGGATTACGGAGGCTGGAACTCCCGACATGAAGTATTATGCTTTTGATTGGGATGATAATATTATGAACATGCCGACAAAAATTATCTTGAAAACAGATGATGGTGAAGAAGTTGGAATGTCAACAGAGGATTTTGCACATCATAGAACTATGATAGGTAAAGAAGACTTTCAGTATGATGGTAATACAATCGTAGGTTATGCGGAAAACGCTTTTAGAAACTTCGTAGTTTCGGGAGATAAGAAATTCATAATAGATTCAATGACAGCCCCTACCGGTCCTGCTTGGTCTGATTTCGTTGAAGCAATTAATAACGGTTCAATATTCGCAATTATCACTGCAAGGGGTCATACACCATCTGTTTTAAGAGAGGCTTGTTATAATCTGATATTATCGAACAGAGATGGTATATCCTTCACAGAACTCATTAGAAATCTTGAAAAGTATAGAGATATCGCAGGATTCGAAGGAAACCAAGATAAAATGGAAATACTAAACGAGTATCTTGATTTATGTAGATTTTATCCTGTTGCATATGGTGAGGGTTCATCAATTAGCCCTGAAGAAGGAAAAATAAATGCGATGAAAGAATTTATGTCTTATATAAAAGAAGTCTCAAACACAATTGGAAAAAAGGCTTTTTTAAAAAACGACGTAAGTAATAATTTTATACCAGAACCAACTTTAGGTTTTTCAGATGATGATATTAGAAATGTAGAAACTATGAAAAAACATTTTGAAAATGAACCTGATAACATCTTACAAACCTACTCAACTGCGGGGGGAATAAAAAGAAAATACTAAAAAAAAATAAAATTGATAATATTTATCATAAAAACAATAAACAGAACTAAAAAAAATAAATAAAATGGCTGA